TAGAGTAGTGGTTCAGTATGTGCTCATCTGCTCATAAATATATTTGTTAAACTACTGAACTTTGATTAACAAATATATTTAAATAAGAAGAGAAGTCACCACATCACATATAGCAACTTCCATTCTTATTATTTTTCTGTATTTTGCTCATCATAAACGGGGTTAATTTCAACAGGAAGAACGGGTAAATGCTCTTTTACATATTTATACTTTTGCTCACGACCATGATTTCCATTTAAAAGTTTATATGCAAAAAATAATCCATCAAATTCTGAAACTTCATTTTCGGGTATACCATTCATTGCTACATATTTACTAAATCTTTGGTCAATTTTATCTCCAAGCAATTCCATACTTCCACACATAAGAGCCTTGATTTGTTTTTTTCTTTCTTCTGCCCCTTCTGCTAACTTATCTATAGATTCACTCAATTCTCTCTGAACTTCTCGTGATTTCTCTCTATCGTTAATCCGATTTTGAGCATAAATATCCATCTGTTCTCGTTGAGCAGTAAGAGCAGACTTTAACTCTTCGACAAATTCTGAAAATTCCTGTTGCATTTGCCTATCATTTTGAGTAACACGTTCCACGTCTTCTTGATGTTGTTCTTGTAGTCTTGATAAGTTCTCAGCGGTTTTCATAAGAAGCTCGTGTTCTTCTCGTCTTTTTCTGATATGTCTAAATTCAATCCCTGTTTTCTCCCAAAACCATACAAGCAATTTGTCTAAAAACTGCCATGCAAGAAGTATGGTAACAATTGCGAGAATAATAGAAACAAAATCTAGCTCAAAAAACATTTCTAAATATTCCATATTTATTCAGTTTTCTGTTCTTTCTTTTCGATAAATTGTGTAAATGCCTGGTGCAAACCTGTAGATGCAAGACCACTAATCAAACCGCTTAAAACAATTTCTGGGCTAAATGCAAAACCATTAATCCATGCAGCTATCACAATGCCCAATACTCCACAGATTGTTGGGATGTACTTGTTATCAACATCTTTAATCCATTTCTTGATAATATATCCGACGCAAAGGCAAATGCCAAGTACGACCGGCATCATAAATTCATTCAAAAATTCCATAATTTTTTCCTTTCATACAAATAGGAGAGTGGTAGTCCTTTAATACTATTGCCTGTGTACTGCGTGACACTGCGCTCAAAAATATGACACCCACTTTTACGTTCATCATCTTGAACAACCTATTTCATTTTTGTTCCCAGAACTTAGCTAAAGCAAGTCCAAGTTCTTTAGTCTTTTTGTACTTCCATACCGTCACACCATCTTCTTTTTTTACAAATGTATATTTAATTCCGTATTCTGATAAATAACAGACTTCGTGAGAAGATTCTGTACGGTATTCATTGTCTAACTTTCTAATTTCGAGTTCACTCCTCACTTATTCGGAGCAGAGTAAAAAAATGGGGTAAATACCGATAATAGATATTTACCCCTTTCTTCACACTAAATATCTATCACTCGTTATTTTAAGATGTAGCCATAATACCGGCTGCTTTCAAAGCGTCCAGCAAAGCTTTGAACTCAGCCTTTGTGACATTTTCTCCTGCAGCTTCAGGAACCAAAGTAGACTGTTTTACGCCTCCAAGTGTTGTTTTATTCGCAGCCGGAAGAGTGTATGTCGCACCAGGATCTCCTTTTGCTCCTTTTAAATTTTTGAATGCAAAATTAAATACCTTTGCTGTGTTTGTTCCACTTGCTGTTACAGTTACAGATGGAACTCCAGTATTTGCGTCAACCGTTGCAGTTGGTGTTCCGAATCCTGCGGCTGCTCCAGGTGCGCCAACCTGTTCATTTTTTACACCTTGCTCCAGCTTGTTCATCTTTTCAGCAGTAATAACATCTCCATCGCTCCATGTCGTTGGTGTATATGCCATTTTTACTCACTCCTTATTCATTCTGATTTTCCGACTTTTGCCTTTCCGATTTTCCCCCTGCCTATCAAGGCGAGATCTTCAGGGGGTTCTATTCCCCCGGTTCGTCCTCGTCCGGTAACAGAGTCAGGTCAAGCATGTTTCCATCATCGTCAACCATCATGTCACAAGTAAGTGTTACAGTACCCGGATCTCCGGAACTTGCAAAAGACAGAGACATATTAGCCTGCGGAACTACTTTATATGCCTTGAACAGATATGGAAGCACATCCTCATCTGTTGTTTTCATATATGTATCGCCGTAAACAGTAAACGCTTTCGGGAAGTCAGTAGATCTAATACTGATATTGTATACATCATTTCTAGTAGCAAGGTAGAATACAACAACTTCTGTTCCTTCTGCCTTTGAATCTTTCAATGTAATGTCCTGACCAGAAACAGTAGTTACCCCAAGTTTTGTTTCCATGTTAGAATCTGCTCCGTCATAAACCCATACATTTTCTTTTGTGAGAGTAACTTTTGTGTCAGTAATACTAACTTTATTGCTTTCGCCAACTTTTACCTTGACTCTCTTCATAATTTCTGCTGTTTTAGAACTCTTACCTCCAGTCATCAGCTCCCAAAGCTTAGGTGTCTGAATCTGCGTTTCAATCGTAAGAGTACCAGCACGTTCTCCAGAGAATGTAATTTTCTTTGGATGACCTTTCCCGCCGTACGCAAATACGTTTTCACCTGTCAATTCCTGACTTGATGTATTTGCGTAATCACAGAAAAGAAATGGTTCTTTTGTTTTATAATCTACAAACACCATGTCACAGACTTCTCGGTTTGCCATCTGTTTTCCAAATTGATTTGCCATTTTAATTTCCTCCTATATAAGATTTGTTTTTTTTGCAATAAAAAAGACACTGAATTACTCAGCGTCATTTTTGTTATATATATTTGAACTCCAAGCACCAAACTTGAATTTCTTTTCTTTATCTCCCCATACAGACACCTGTGTAGAAGCAATGTCATATTGATCAATTATCTGAAGCCTTTCAAATTCATTGAATAATTGATAAATTGTAATATCCCATATATTTATCCAGTTTAATGACAAGCTTCTTACAGCAACGGACGATATGATGTTAGGTAAAGACAAATCTGGATTTCCGCCAGAACTTTTTTTGAATTCACGTTTTACCTTTTGCAACCTCTTGTATATTTTTAATCCACGTTTATTTTTGATCTTTGTAATATCAGTCACTTCTGTATTGTCCGGTGTAATATGCACTCGTTGAAGAATTATATCCAACACATCATAATAATTTTTAGAATTTATAATTCCTTTTGCTAAATTTGAATCATACAAAATAAGGTCAAATTTTGTATACAAATTAATATCTGGATCTTCTATTTTAAAATCTTCAATATAATCACTTGGAGTCATTCTTAGACACGACACATATTGTGCATAGACGTAATAAGATATGTCAGCAATCTCAATGAGCTTTGGAGATTTAATTCTTCCAATTCCAACAAGATCAAGTGGGAGAGGGGAGATTAGATCAAAATAATCTAATTTCATAATTCGCTAAATATTTTTGAATTTAAAATCTGATGTTGTAAAAACTAATTGTCTTCCGTAATATTTACTATTTGGAAAGTAGTAATTTACAGATTCCAAATTCAATTCTCCTATACCATATTTATTTGTTTCATGTAATTGACGCTCAACCATATCAGCTAAAATGTCAGCTCTTGTTCCAGAATATCCGTCTTTGTGATATTTCATGCAATCCTTATGACAGTACGCATAGACAATAATCTGAAGAGTTTTCATAGTCCTTGTCTGTTGTTTGAAATTTACTTCAAAACAAAGATATGGTTTAACCTCTGTTTGAGTATCTTCTATATATAAATAAGGAAAGATTTGAGAATACACCAGATCGTCAACATCATCTGGCATATAATTATCACCTAATAGTAATTCACAAATATCAGACGAATCTAAAAATGATAAAAGAAGCTTTGATTTAAAAATTCCAATATCTTTTAATACTGTTTTATTCATAATGTCTTCCTTAAAATAAATTACTAATTTCGATTTTCTTTTCAGAAATTGGATGTGAGTTAGAAATGATTTTCAGAGATAAAATTTTTCCGATATACTGTTCATCAGATATTAGTATTTCAATTGAATTTTCGTAGATTGTTTTTTTTACCTGGATATCATCAGATACATGCCAAGTATAATTAGTACATTCAATTTCTTCAGTACAACTCTCGTCGCTGTAAAATTTAACATAATATGTTCTTTTTCTATTAATCTTTATAGAATCACTTCCGATAATTTTAGCAAAAACAGTTCCTTTATCATTGTCATGTTCTGAATGATCAATATCTATATAGTCACAAATGCCAAGTTCCTGACTGTCTGTTTTAAGATTTAATTCTGTCTTATCTGCAATAAAACTTAAAACACTACCATGATATTCATCTCCATAATCATATAAGATATCGTCTGTTCTTGTCATTTTGAACACTTTTTCCGGATTTATTTTTCTTTTGTCAATAAATACCCTTTTTCTATCCAAGTTTAGACATTCAGAATCTCCCGGTATGAGAATCGTATATGTATTAGATGAAAGCGTAATCGTATAATTCCCATTTTCACCTACATCATATTTACTGGCTGAAACTGCGTTGCACCAACGCTCAATAATCTTTCCTTCAGAATTTTGCCATCGCAGTAAATATTGACACAATACCATTGTAGCTTTTTCGTATATTCCGTTATTTCCCGGATAGCCATTTATCAGCCAATACCTATTTTCAAAAAATACATACATTCCAGCTTTTACAGTTCCTATAGAAAAAAGTACTGTTCTTTCCAGTGACTTCAATTGTGTATCTGCTGTATTTCCTTGTACGATGCAACGAATGTTTTTACCTTTGCTCAAATCGCTATTATAAAGAATAACAGAAACCGCAATATCAGTTTCTAACGATTCCGCAAAAGCATCATCCTTGTTTTCTACAAACATGTCATTCTCAAATCCACCGGTTACATTTGGACGAGTGTTCTGACTTAATAAATACCATTCTTGCATATCGCGTCCTCCTAAATAAAAGCAGTTACTTTCTGGTTTCCAACCATCGTATTTGCCTTTTCTGCGACGTAATCAAGTTCCGCTTTTGTTGCAGTTTTAGATCCGTTAGACCCATCAATTCCAATATCTTTTCCGGTTATGCTGATTCGTTTATTGACTTTAGAATACTGACGTTCTTGATATGATTGTTTCATAAATTCTGCCAAAGTATCAATAACATATCTATCCAATTCAGAATCAAATTGATTTAATTCCACGTCAAAATGTAAATCACTTAATTCTGCAGAATACCTTCCAATTGCCTTCTTAAACCATTCCATTTCTAGTGATAAAGGCAATACTGTTTTATCTGCAAAAGAAGACTCAAATGATTGTATCACTTCGTTAGCTGTTGTATTACCCATTCAAATCACTCCTAAATCTTATGTTCTACGTAATTTTCTACGATTCTAATTTTTTCAAAATCGTTAAGTTTTTCTCTTTTAATAATTTCTAAAATTGCAAATTTTTCGGCGCGTGTAACGACAAGATCCTTCAGTTTCTCTTCGAATGTCTTTAAGGTTTTGTATTCAAACAATTTCTTGACAGCATCTACTGTAAGAATATTTTGCACCTGTTTTCCATCTTCACTCTCAAAATCAACTTCAATTCTTGTTGGCTTATCATCAACATAAAGTGTTGCATGAGAACCTCTGTCGTCTATTCCTGTCAATAATCTATTACCGTTCTGAATCTGTGTAATAATTTCACTTCTTTGTAAGCGAACTGTCCCATTTGCAGGAATTGTTACATCGCCATTTGTTTCAATTCTCTTGAAACCTGTTGTCCAATTTGCGATACTTTTAATAGTTACTTTCTGCTCAAGATTTAATTCCTGTACTGTGTTTTTGTCTTCAATCATTTTCTGTTTCCTCCATAGCAATTAATGTAATTTTATCAACTAATTAT